AGCGGACCTTGGACTTTTGTCGTTCCGATGGGCGTTGCCCAATTGCTTTTGACCGGCTGCGCTGCTGGATCTGGGGGCGATGGTGGGACTAACGCCACCAACAGTGGCGGCGGTGGCGGTGGTGGTTCTGGGATGTACTTTGTAGATTTCCCGGTTGATGTTGTCCAAAACACTTCGATAACCGTAACGATAGGTGCCAAAGGCACAGGTGGCACTCCGACTGTTGCGGCAACCGCAGGTGGTGACGTGACTGTTGCCGGCGTGGTTACGCCAATCATGACGGATACGGGGTCAACGTTAAAATTCTTGGGCGGCGGCGCTGGCATTACGTCTACAAGTAGCAACGGCAGTCGCGGTAATGACGGCGGAAATATTGTTCTTGGTACTTCAGGTGGGACATCAGCATCTACGCCAACAGCAGGCACAAACCTTACTCTTCTTGATATTGGAGGATTTAGCCTGCTTATGACTGGTGGCGCTGGTGGTGGCGCTGCTAGCACCAATGGCGCGACATCCGGGGCTAGTGGTGGGGGTCAATTATCAAGCGTTACAAACTTTCGGACGTATTTTTGGACTGCTGTTTCTGAAGCGTCCGCAAATCTTCCAACCGCTGGCACCGGAAACACAACGGGCACCGTCTCGCGCGGTGGCGGCGGTATCGGCGGTTCTAGTCTATTTGGCGAAGGCGGCAACGGCGGCAACGGTGGGGCCAATGGAACCAATGCAACCGGCTATGGCGCTGGAGGTGGAGGTGGTGGCGGCACAGCAAATGGAGGGGACGGATCTGATGGATATTTGCGGATTACATACTGGAGCGCCGACTAATGGCTATTTCTGAAGCATTTAACGGCAGCGCCTCGATCAGCACGACTGAGTATGACTTGCCAAGTGCAAGCACTACGAAGTCTTCTCAGACGACTGATGGCATCTATCAGTTGTTCTTGGACCTTAACGCACTGACCTCGACGGAACAATACACACTCAAAATTTACGAGAAGGTTCAGTCGAGCAGCACGCAGCGTGTGGTTCAGGAAGTTGTATTCGCTGGGGCGCAGTCTGAACCTGTTTACGTCACGCCATCGATTCTGTTCCTTCACGGATGGACGTTCACCCTGACGAAGAACTTCGGTACTGACCGCACCATCAACTGGTCCATTCGGTCGGTTGCCTAATAAATGATCTGGTGGGGGCCGTTACTACAGGGCGGGGCGCAGCTACAAGCCACAGGAGGCGCTACAGACGCCCTTCTAGCTAACGATCTCCAGAGTCTTTCACAACTCTCAACCCCTGCTGTAGGGCAAACACATGCTTTGTTGGCTAATGACCTTCAAAGCAATTCTCAACTCTCACAGCCAGCACTAACAGAATCTAGTGTCCTGCTGGCTAATGACCTTCAGAGTAATTCTACTGTATCTACAGTATCTATTACTCAGATACACAATCTTTTAGCCAATGACCTAGAAAATCTTTCACAACTTTCTTCTCCTGCAATTGGAGGTGGTGCTGCTTTTGCTTTGTTGGCTAATGACCTTCAAAGCGCAACTCAACTCTCAATCCCTGTCCTTAGGCAAAAGAGACAGGTTAATTATGCTACAAGCGTAACAATCGCCTCGCTTAACGGCGTAACTTTTTATCACAACGGCGGCAAATGGTACGGGTACTAATATAAAAAATGCTAACTCAACGTGAACTTCAAAACCTGGTAGATCAAATCAATAACAAATTTGATCAGCTTCGATCAGACCTTAAAGACCTTAGGGAAGAACTTGAATCTATAAAAGCAAGGAAACCAACAAATGCCAATCAGAAAGGTTAAAGGAGGTTATAAGTGGGGTAAAAGCGGTAAAGTATATCCCACTCGTAAAGGAGCAGAAAAACAAGCACAAGCTGCATATGCTTCAGGGTATAAAAAAACCAAGAAAACTTGAAGCTATAATAATAATATGGTAAAATATGGATAAAGAAACTGAATATTACTATAACAGCTATTTTGATCTATTTAGATCACAAGGCTGGAAACAACTGATTAGTGAATTTTCAGAAAACTCAGAAGCCATTAATTCAGTAGAACACACAAAAGACCTAGAAGACTTGTTTTTTAGAAAAGGACAACTGGACGTTATCGCTTCAGTCCTTAATCTAGAAAGCTACATCCAAAGAGGCTATGAAGATGCCACAACTAAGGATGTTTGACTTTAGTTGCTTTAATGATCACACCTTTGAGGCCCTAGTGGATAACCCACAAGAAGCTTTAGTGTGTCCAAAGTGTAATCTAAAAGCAACCAGAGTTATCAGCCCCATTCGTTCAATCTTAGACCCACTAAGCTTCCCCACAAGCGAATCAAAGTGGATCAGAGAACACGAAAAAGCGGGCTCACGAGGAAGATCCGATTAACTCGGCAAATCTTTCTTAAACAACCTCCATAATGTGAAATAACCACGGAGCAAAAGACTAATGGGTAGAGCAATCCTACTTGACGAACTTGAGGAGAGTTTGAACGCAGACGAGATTCAGGATCCTACACAGGATACCCCTGACATTCAAGATTTTCAAGAGCAACAACCAACACAAGAACAAGAACAAGAAGAAGAAGAACTCCCTGATCGCTATCGGGGCAAGAGTGTTAAAGATCTTGTTCGCATGCACCAGGAAGCTGAAAAGCTGATCGGAAAGCATGGGTCTGCAGTTGGTGAACTTAGAAAAATTGTTGACCAGTATATTCAAACACAACTCCAAGCAAACAAACAAAATGAGCCTGAAGGACAACTTGAAGAAGTTGATTTCTTCGTTGACCCTAAGACTGCTGTAAAGCAGGAGATCGAGAACCACCCAAGCATCAAGCAGGCCAAACAGTACACCGAAGAAGCCCGAAAGGCTGCTGCTTTGTCTGTTGTTAAGAATAAACATCCTGAAATGGAAGATATTCTTAAGGATCCTAATTTTGCTACTTGGATTCAGTCAAGCAAGATCAGAACGCAATTGTTTGTAATGGCCGACCAACGGTACGATGCAGACGCTGCTGATGAGTTGTTTAGCCTGTGGAAAGATCGCCAGCAGACTGTCCAAAACACAGCAACGGTTGAAAAGGCAGCACGCCGTGATGCTTTGAAATCAGCCAGCACTGGAACTGTTAGGGGTAGTGCAGAACAAAGGGCCAAGAAAAAGTTTCGTAGGGCTGACATCATTAATCTAATGAAAACCGACCCTGGACGCTATGAAGCTTTGCAACCTGAAATTATGCAAGCCTATGCTGAAGGGAGGGTTATTTAACTTTATAGAGGTAATTTAAGAAAATGGCTGGTGAAACTAGTGGTGCGTATTTTACAGCTAATGCTGTAGTAGACAAAACAGCAGCAGATAAATTTATTCCAGAGATTTGGAGTGATGAGATCATCGCTTCTTATCAAAAGAATCTGAAGCTGTCCCCCTTGGTCAAAAAAATGACCATGAAGGGCAAGAAGGGCGATCTGATCCATGTACCGAAGCCGGTTCGTGGTTCTGCTTTTGCCAAGGCTGAAGCAACGGCAGTAACGATTCAAGCAAACCTTGAGTCGGAACTGACCATCAGCATCAATCGCCACTTTGAGTATTCGCGTCTGGTTGAAGACATTGTAGAAGTTCAGGCACTGTCGAGCCTGCGTCGCTTTTATACGGAAGACGCTGGTTACCAACTGGCACTGAAAGTTGACACTGATCTGTTCAGTGCTTCGACTGGCTTTGGTAACGGCACGCTGACCCTGAGCCCTGCAACGGATGGTTCTAGCTGGGCAAGCAACAACGCAGTGTACTACATCGATGCATCCACGGGCCTGACTGCATACGCAGTAGACACCGTGATTGATACTGATGTGTTTACTGACGCAGGCTTCCGTGCGCTGATCAAGAAGATGGATGACAATGATGTGCCGATGGATGGCCGTGCATTTGTTGTTCCGCCTGCACTGCGTTCGGCAATCATGGGCATTGACCGTTATGTGTCCTCTGATTTCCGCGATGCACGTACCGTACAATCGGGTCTAATTGGTTCGGTTTATGGTATTGACGTTTATGTTTCCTCGAACTGCCCCACGATTGAAACTGCAGCAGCCAACACTGCTGTAGGCAACAGTGTGGCAATCCGTGGTGCCCTTCTGTTCCACAAAGAAGCCCTTGTCCTGGCGGAACAAATGGCTGTCCGTTCGCAGACGCAGTACAAGCAAGAATACCTTGCTACGCTGTTCACTGCAGACACGCTTTATGGTGTTCAGGCTTTCCGGCCTGAAGCAGGTTTTGTTTTGGCTGTTAACGACCTGTAATAACCATTGAAAGGGGCAAGGTGAAACTTTCTTTAGAAAGCGTAGCCTTGCCTTTTTCTTATTAATTAACCCATAAGGCTTCTTGTGAATGGCTACAGAAGATCGACTTTCGAGGATTGAACTAAAGCTTGATAAACTCACTGAAGCAATCCTGACCATAGCCCGAGTAGAAGAAAAAGTTCTTGCTTCTAATGAGCGAATTGAAAAGATTGAAGACAGACTTGAGAAGCAGGAAGAAACTTTGGGGACTTTGATTTCTAAAGTAGCTGTAAATTCCAAGCAAGTATCCATGTTTGAAAGAGCACTTTGGTTCTCTCTAGCTACTATCGTAAGCTTTGTCACTTATTACATTAAATCAGTAGGCTAAAATGGCTAATTATTCTAAGACCACTAATTTTGGAACTAAAGACACCCTTCCAACAGGTGACTCTCAAAAGATTATTCGTGGTACTGAATTCGATACTGAATTTGATAATCTTGTTACTGCTATTTCTACTAAACTAGATTCTCCTGCTAGTTCTGCTAATGTAAACTTCCTGCAGTCTGGGGCTACTGCTGTTTCAAGGACTGTTCAAAGCAAGCTTAGAGATGTTGTTTCTGTAAAAGATTTTGGGGCGGTTGGTGATGGTGTGGCGGATGACACTGCGGCGATTCAGGCTGCGATTGATTACGTATACGGAATCGGTGGAGGAACTGTTGTTGGCGCATTGAACTGCAAAACAACCACCACCTTAAAAATGGGCAAAAATGTTATTTTTTCAGGTGGTTCGATTGTATGTTCTGCGACCAATGCTCCAATTATTCAAGTAGACAAAGACTCATTAAACTTTTTTTGGCAAATCAAAGACATGACGCTTGCGTATGCTGCGCAGCAAACTGGGGCGTCTGCTGCTGCAATCCAAATATCAACAACCGGCAAGGTTGCTTACGAGTTTTTGATTGAAAACATTTTAGTAGACAAAGCGACATATGCGATTTATCTGCCAAACCTGACCAGTTGCCGCGCTTTTTTGGGGAGATTTGTAAACGTTAACGCTAACAAATGTTCAGGAGCGGCATTCACAATTTACGGCGATCTATCTGGCGGAGCAAATACAACGCTTTCATTTATTGACTGCTGGTCTGTACAGACCGTTGGGTCTGAAATTGCAGGCTCTTCGTTGTGTGATATCAGAAACACGCAAAACGTATACATAAACAACTTGGCCGGGGATCATCTTCAGGGAGCAACTCTTGCAAAGTTTGTTTCTTGTAGCGCCGTTATTGACGCGATGGCTCTTGAGTCATGCGACCAATCTGCGTCGTCTGGATTGCTTAACACCTACAATTTTAGCGGCGGAAATTATGTTGTTGGTACGCTCACAACGACAGATAACAACATCAATATCAGCGGATCCGCAAGCGCCTCTATGGTTCGTGTTGACAGCAGCGCACAAGTAAACATTGGGTTGCTTGAGAACAAAAACACAAACGTCACTGATACCAGCTCGGACAACTACTACACAATTTCGATAGACGGCACTGGGTTTGTTAGAAACGAGCAGTGGAAATCAACTGGATCTACTCCGGCAATCAGTACGAATGAGTTTGCGGCGAACGTTAGGAAGCGCGTTGAACGGCTAAACGGGATTGATTACACGCGATTCGAGGGCAGCAAGCTTGTTATTTACGGAACAGCCGCTCCAACCACCGGCACTTATGCTGTTGGTGATCAGCTAATCAACACTGCTCCAGTGGCCGGAGGCAATGTTGGCTGGGTCTGTACAACGGCAGGAACACCTGGGACTTGGAAAACATTTGGTGCTATTTCTGCGTAAGGATTTAACCCACGCCCCCACCATCTCAAGGCAACTTTAAGTAAATGTCAAACTACACAAAAACAACCAACTTTGGTGCTAAAGACACCCTTCCTTCAGGTGACTCTCAGAAGATCGTAAGGGGCTCTGAGTTTGATACTGAATTTAATGCTATCTCAACTGCTATTGCTACTAAGCTTGAGTCTGGCGCAAGTTCTGCTGATGTAAATTTCTTGCAAAGCGGAACTGGTGCTACTACCAGGACGGTGCAGGCGAAGTTGAGGGATGTTGTTAGCGTTAAAGACTTTGGGGCGGTGGGGGACGGA